CGCGAATCTCGTCCACGCTCAAGACGCCCATATTGAACATCTCTCGCATGAACTGGCTGCGAGCCTGATAGTCGCCCGCCATCAACGCCGACACGTCGAACTCGACGAAATAATTCTTATCGTCGGTTATTAAGTCGCGACGGCAGGCAAATTGCCATCTACGGCAATGCGGAATCAACGAAAACGTCGCAAAGTCGATAGCCGACTGTTCGACCGTGTTGTACCGCACGTTCGACAGGTCGCCGAGGAGCGACAAAGGTACGCGGTAGTGCCGTGCCACTTCCTCGCACTGATACCTTCGTGTGGCTATCAGCTCCGCGTGCTGGTTATTGACGGGGTCGTTCTTCTTGTGAAAGCCGTGGGGCATGATCACAGTTTTGAACGCTTGGCCTGGGCCTCTATGGGCGTCGTCCCATTGCTGCCGGAAACGCTGGAGGGCGTCTGGCTTGTGGGGCTGATCGGTCTCGATGTAAGTCCCTGTCTGCGCGCCGTTCCCAAAAAATGCGGACGAGTGCAGTTCGGTCGCTCTCGCGAGTGCGATCGCGTCTTTCGACAGCGTCGTCGGGACATAGCCGGTGACGCCGTCGCTCGAGAGCCACCGCAGGTGGAAGATTTCATCCTGCCGGTAGGGCGTCGGGACGGGCCTGTTCTCTTCGGTGTATTGGTACTGGAGTTTGCCGTTCTCAAGCCGCACGATCTTCATGCGGCTGGCGTGGAGCGGGATCAGTTGATCGACGGCTCCGCGGCGACCTGGCTTGATCAGGCAGTAGGCATTGCCCCAGAGGAGCATCTGGCTCTGCACCCACTCCCGCCACTCAAAGCTCGTCATCCACTCGTTCGGCTGGTAGGCGAGAACTTCCTGAAGCGGGTGGTCTTCGGCGATTTCCTTGCCCCCGCCGGGGAGCCGGCGGTAGAGGTTGAACGGCATCGACGCGATCGACTCGCTCAACACTCGCACGCAGGCCAATACGGCACTGCAATAGAGGCTGCTCTCCGGCGAAACAGACACGCCGGCCGAGGTCTTCTGGTTTCCGGCGATCTCCTCGAATACGCGGGCGAGGCTGTATCGCATCTCGACGAGGTCTTCGATATCGGCCGTGCGTTCTGCCACTAAAACACCACCAATTCAGGGTCGGTTTCGGGTCCGTGGAGTTCGCCGCTTGCAAGCCCCAGCGCCATGATCAATGCGACTGCCGCGTCAATCCTTGACGTCGAGTGAGAGTGTTGCTTTGTAGGTTTGATGTTGCCAGCGTCGTCCACCTTCACCTGCACATTCGACACTTGCCAGGCCAAGACGGGGTCGCCAGCGTGCCTGAGTTTTTTGCTGATAATTAAAGTCTCAAGCAGCTTAGTAGGGCTGCTTAAAGACGCAAAACCCTGCCCAAACGGCTTGACTTCGACGCCCTCCGAGACCAACTGAGTCGTTATGTGCGTGGCATTCCAGCGATCAATCGCTACAGCACGAACCGCATTCTTCTCGCAAAACGAGAGAACGTAGTCGCGAACCACGTCGTAATCAACTAAGTCACCATCCGTTAGTGTAACAAAACCGTCTTTGGCCCATTGCCGATACGGCACTCTGTCGGACTTGCTGGCCTTGTCGGCGCCGGCCTCCGGCACGAAGACGTGGCAGTGAACATCAAAGGTTCCGTCGTCGTCGGGCCAGATCGCCACGAACGCCGTCGTGTCCGAAGTGCTCGACAAGTCAAGGCCGCAGTAGGCGACGCGGCCATCGGTGGGGCGAAGGGGGCCGTCATTGGCCTGAAATGCACCGTGGCGAATCCACTTTGTTTCCGAGTTGCACCACTGGTTCAAATGCAACGTCCTGAAAACCACTTCCTCGCTGGCTGACTGCTTCGCCCGCGTCGCCATCTGGTGGAAGTAGTCCGGCTTCAGCGTGATTCCGTAGTTCGGATTAGCGGCCTTCCAAGTTTCCTCAATGAACGGGTCGGCATCCGACGGCGCTGCGTAGATGCACGGCAAGAATGTGTCATCCTTCAGCACGCCGTCGCGTATCTTCTCGGCCCGCTGCCAGTCCTTGTAGCACGGCCCCTGCATATCCGTGCCGGCTGTCGTTATGTAAACGGTCAGCGGCTGGGATCGCGCCCCCATACCAGTTTCCAGCACGTCGACCAGCTCCCGGTCGGGGAAGACGTGGTATTCGTCGATGAGAACGCACGAAGGGTTGTAACCGTGTTTCGTGCCTGCCTCTGAACTTATGCAGAACATCGACGCATTCCGTTCCGGCACGACGATGCTGTTGCGGTAGACCTTGGCTCGTCGAGCCAGCGACGGGCAGGATTCCAGCAGATGCTTGGCCGCGGTATGCAGGAGGCTGGCCTGGGAGCGGTCGCCGGCCGCGACGATCACCTCGGCCCCGATGTCGTCGCAGAAAACCATGTAGAGACCCAGAGCCGCTGCCATCTGGGTCTTGCCATTTTTGCGTGCGAGGGCCAGTAGGCTCGTGCGATATTTGCGGAGACCGTCGTCACGCTTTGTGTTCAGGAGCGTGTCGAGGTAGTCGTCCTGCCACTGCTCAAGGGTAAACTGCTTCCCTGCGAAATCTCCGCGGGAATGCTTGAGCAACGCGATGAAATCGCGGATATCAACCACGCTTGGAGAGGAGGGCATCCATTGGGTCGTCGACTACCTTCACGGCTCCGTACCCAAGGCGGGTGCGGTCGGCTGGCGTCAGCCCGAGAACGGTTTCCAGGTGCCGGAGTGTTTCGCCGGACTCCTTGAACTGCGTCGCCAGCCCGCAGGGCCGGACAAAACGCAGGCTGCCGTCGGTATTGGTGACCTCGACGTAGACCAAATCCATCTCTTGCAGCTTCTCGGCCGCAAATTCCCACAGAACGTAGGTCGTCGCGTATCTGGCGATGACGGCCTCGTCGGATTCGGCGAGCGTCCCCATGTTCGCCAGCCAGCCGACGACGTTCGCGAAGACCTCTTTGGCCCGAGGCTTCAGCCAGGCCGGCGGCTCGAGCGGGGCCGCGGGGGCGCTGCCAAGTTCCTCGCGGTTCTTGGCGTGCTTCGATCCCCGGAGGGTGAGGATGTGCTTCGGAGTTGGCGGTCTGCCCTTCATGGTACTTAGCGTACAAGGCCAGACACTCGCGACGCAAAGGAGTCGGGCGCGAAAGGCTGAGTTTCGTCCACGCTTCCTCCTCTAGGGACAAGCGGTCTGCCGTCCAAACCCCCCGGTCGGGTGGTACCCTACCGGGCGGTGAGGCGCGCAGGGTTTGCGTCGCTCGGGCATGACGACGGGCCGGCCACCTGCTTGGATCGCCAGCCTCGATCTCGCCCAGGTGGAGATCATGGCGACGGGCCGGCCACCTGCTTGGATCGCCAGCCTCGATCTCGCCCAGGTGGAGATCATGACGACGGGCCGGCCACCTGCTTGGATCGCCAGCCTCGAATTAGCGCACCAAAAACAGAGTTTTCCCGGCAGTTGTGCGCGCCGTTTGTCATTCTCGAAAGTGTCCAGTGGAAATTATGCGATTTTTCCCGCCAGAAATTGTTGTAGGCTTGACTCATTCCGAGCCGATTGTATTCTTGTGATGTGCGGCCGGACGTCCGGCCGATGAATAGTGTGCAATCAAGGATACCACAGTATGAAAACCAACAGCGTAAAACGATACAGAAATCCATCGAGCGTAGACTGGAATTCCAAAGTTTCCAGCGTTTTGTCGTCGAACGCAAAAATCGAGAAAACGCCGATCGGCGTTCCAATTGTAAACTCTGGTATTTCCCTCGCTCCGGCAAAACGTTCCGGCGTTCGGAATGTCTGCTCGGACGCCACCCCTGCTTGCATAGCTGCTTGCGTTTTGTGGTTTGCCGGCCGGACGATGACAGCAGTCGTCCGAGGCGCTGCGATTGCCAGGACTATGCTGTTACATTATTTCCCTGAACTGTTTCACGCCCGGCTGGACAAAGAATTGGCAGCGCAAGAACGCCAGGCGGAAGAAATCGGCGCGCGATCGTTTTGCCGGCCGAACGCGGCGAGCGATGAAGACTACGGGCCGGCCATTGCCAGTCGCCACCCGTCGACGACGTTTTACGATTATTCAAAGGTCCGTCAGCGCGTTCGCGATTATCTGGCCGGCAAATTCCCGGCCAATTATCATATTTCCTATTCCGTTCATGAAAACAGCCAATTTTCGGACGTGGCGGAGTTTTTGCGGGCAGGTGGAAACGTTGTCATTGTCGTCGACAGCTATTATTGGGGACCGTCAAAACGATACGGAACACTTCCGTCGCAGGTTACATTCACGAGCACTGCTGGCGAGCTGATTACCGTTCCGGCTGTCGACGGGGACATATACGATATCCGGACGCCGGAGTTTGACGGGCAAGGGGTGGCGGTCTGCTTGCGGCTGAAAAGTCAGTCAAACAAAGTCAAAGAATCTGCGCGGGAGTCGGGGTTTGCCCGAGCGTTCAAGCTTGGCGGAAAAGAGTTTTCCCAGCGCTTTGAATTCCCCGCCCAGGCTGGAATTCTTCAAGCAGTGCTCAAGTAGAATCGGCGCCGACAACGGCCCGCGGGGACCAAATTTCCCGCGGGCCGTTTCATGCGCGAACATACTGGAAAACCATGAAAACAAAACAGCATGACGACGGGCCGGCCACCTGCTTGGATCGCCAGCCTCGAGCTCGCCCAGGTGGCGAGCATGACGACGGGCCGGCCACCTGCTTGGATCGCCAGCCTCGAGCTCGCCCAGGTGGCGAGCATGACGACGGGCCGGCCACCTGCTTGGATCGCCAGCCTCGAGCTCGCCCAGGTGGCGAGCATGACGACGGGCCGGCCACCTGCTTGGATCGCCAGCCTCGAGCTCGCCCAGGTGGCGAGCATGACGACGGGCCGGCCACCTGCTTGGATCGCCAGCCTCGAGCTCGCCCAGGTGGCGAGCATGA